AGACTAAGGAACAACGAGCATTATTCATTAAGGGTTTTGACAAAGCAATGGACTTAGATCGCTTAGAGGGGAATAAATAATGGACTTTCTTAAAGGGATGGTTTTTATGGCTTTAGTATTTACTTTTGTTTTAGTAGGTTTAAAATCATGTGATTCTGAAATAGAGCGAAATGAGATAAAACAACTTCAATGGATTGAAGATGTTAATAACGGCAGACCTTATACAAATTATGGGGAATAATCATGGGTAAAAGTAGCGTTAAATTTTCACCTGAATTTATGAAAGGTTATATTTCTAAAGAAAATGTGAAAGAAGTTAAAGCAGAGATGTCTAAACTATCTTCTATGGCTAACAAGCGAATAGAGCGACTGGAACAGGCAGGCTTAGAAACTTCACCTGCATATAAAAAATGGATTGAAGATGGTGCGGTTAAATTTGGTGTACGTGGTAAAACACACAATCAATTACAAGCGGAACTATCTCGACTTAAATCATTTATTAATTCAGAAACTTCAACAATTAGAGGGGTGAATAACACTCTTAAAACTATGGCTCAAAATACGGGCATATCATATAAAAACCTTACAGACTTGAGACAAAAAGCAGATAAGTTTTTCGAGCTTTCTTCTAAAGTTGAACAATACTTGCGTAATGTAGACGATATTGCTAGTGCTATCGGATACCAAAAAATTTGGGAAGCTATTAATCAATACACTAAAACAGAGCAGATTGAACTAAATGCGTCTGAAAATAACATTGACGACTTAGTTGCTAATGTAACCGATCTTTTAAAAGCTACAAATAGTCAACCTTTTAATGGATACTCAAACGCACCTGATGGATGGTGGTTCGACTAAGATGCAACATTATACCCATTTAACGCCCGATATATTGGAAGCCCTAGAAATACAAGAAATAGGAACTAATAAAAAAGTTACTTATTTAAATATTCCTTGCGCTTTCGATATTGAAACAACTTCTATGATTATTAACGGTGAAAAGTTTGCATTCTCCTATATATGGCAGTTTGGTATAGGCTTAAATAATGTCTATTACGGGCGTACTTGGGGAGAATTACAAGATTTTTTATATAACCTTAAAGAATGGTTAGGAATAGGAGCAAATAAGCGTTTAGTAATGTATGTTCATAATTTGGGGTATGAGTTCCAATTTATGCGTAAATATTTTGATTGGATTAATATTTTTGCAGTTGATGAACGGAAGCCTGTTAAAGCACTATGCGATTTAGGCATAGAATTTCGGGACAGCTATATTCTTTCAGGATATTCACTTGCCAATACAGCAAAGAATTTAACTAAACATAATATTAAGAAAATGGTGGGGGATTTAGATTACTCATTAATACGGAATACTTTAACACCATTAACGGAACAGGAATTGAAATATTGTGAAAATGATATTTTAGTTATTTTAGCTTATATTGATGAACAAATATATCAATACACGGATATTACTAAAATACCTTTGACCAATACTGGACGGGTTAGGAATTATGTTCGTAATAATTGCTATTATGATAATACCAATCATAAGAAAACAAATAAGGGTAAATATAATCGTTATCGTAAAATTATGGGTGATTTAACAATAGATCGTAAATCATACTTTCAATTAAAGACAGCTTTTATGGGGGGATTCACACACTCAAATCCATATTATACAAATATTACACTTGATAATGTAGGGTCAATAGATTTAACGTCTAGCTATCCGTCTGTAATGTGTGCTGAAAAATATCCTATGAGCCGTGCAAAGGAATTACAACCTAAATCATATTCTGAATTAAAAGAGTTAATGAGTACATATTGCATTGTTTTAGACGTTAAATACATAGGGCTTAAAAATACTTTAGGATATGAATCATATATTTCTGAAAGTAAATGTAGAAATTTAAAAGGTGCTAACATTAATAACGGCAGGGTGTGGGATGCTGATTCATTAGAAATGACATTAACAGACGTGGATATTAATATTATCGAAAAAGTTTATTCATGGGATAAAATAGCATTTCAAAATGTTAGAGGTTTTATGAAAGCATATTTACCTAAATCAATTATTGAATCTATTTTAAACCTATATCAAGATAAAACAACCTTAAAAGGGGTACAAGGTAAAGAGGTTGAATATTTACTTTCTAAAGGAATGTTAAATAGTGTTTATGGTATGTGTGTAACTGATATTATTAAAGATAATGCTATTTATAATGATGATGATAATTGGAACTTTGAAAAGGTTGATATTGACGAGGAAATAGAAAAGTATAACGGAAGTCGTAATAGGTTTTTATATTATGCTTGGGGTATTTGGGTAACCGCCTACGCTAGACGTAATTTATGGACGGGTATTTTAGCAGTTGGAGAGGACTATATTTATTCAGATACAGATAGTATTAAAGCATTAAACTATGATAAACATTTACCTTATGTTAATGCCTATAATAAAAACGTATTACAAAAGTTAGAGAATATGTGTAATGAGATGAAATTCGATATTGAATTATTAACCCCTAAAACTGTTAAGGGAGTTCCTAAACCTTTAGGTATATGGGAATTTGAGGGTAATTATGACCGCTTTAAAACATTAGGAGCTAAACGTTATTTAGTTCAAGAGGGTGAAGAATATAGTTTAACAGTTGCAGGTTTATCTAAAGCTAACGGCATGGAATATATTAAATCGGAATGTAATAATGATAGCGACGCTATTTTTAATATGTTTAACGATGAACTATATATTCCTAGTGACAAAACGGGTAAAATGACACATACATATATTGATAATGAATTAAGTTATAATGTAACCGACTATTTAGGTAATACCTGCAATGAACATTCATTATCAGGTGTTCATTTAGGGGCTTGTGATTTTACCTTATCAATATCTAAGCAGTATTTAAAATTCTTAGCTAATTTAACAGACGGCTACATATACAAAGGAGTTAAACACGTATGAGCAAGTATTATTCTCTTAATGCTATCAATCGTAAAAATGCAACCTATAACGTAATTTTTGGGGAGCGTTCAAACGGTAAAACCTATGCAACATTAAAACAAGGTGTTATTGACTATCTTAAAAATGGGGGTCAAATGGCATACGTTAGACGGTGGAAAGAAGATATTACGGGCAGACGGGCATCACGCCTGTTTTCTGCTTTATGTGATAATGGGGAGATTGAGAAACTTTCTAAAGGTGAATTTAAAGGAGTTCATTATTGGGCGGGTAAATGGTACTTATGTAATTATGATGAAACAGGAAAGGCTATATATTCAGACTTTGATATTATTTGCTTTTCATTTGCACTTTCTGACGGTGAACATGATAAATCAACTTCATTCCCTAAAATTACTACGGTTATTTTTGATGAATTTCTAACTAATAAGATTTATTTAAATGATGAATTTGTATTATTTATGAATACTATCTCTACAATTGTGCGTAAAAGAGATGATGTTAAAATATATATGTTAGGTAATACAGTAAATAAGTATTGCCCTTATTTTGGTGAAATGGGCTTAGAACATATACAGAAACAAAAACAGGGTAGTATTGATGTTTATAAATATGGTGAAAGTAAATTAACTGTTGCAGTTGAATATTGTGCAAGCGTTCAAGATAAAAATAGCCCTACCGTTAATAAATATTTTGCATTTAATAATCCCAAGTTAGAAATGATTACGGGTGGAGCTTGGGAACTTTCTATATACCCTCATTTACCATATAAATATAAGCCTATGGATGTTATACTAACTTATTATATAGAGTTTAACGATAATGTTTATGCTTGCGAGATTATAGAACTAGGAGATTTAGCATTTACTTATATTCACGCTAAAACAACCCCAATTAAAAATCCTGATAATCAGTTAATATATACGCTAGAATTTAACCCAAAACCAAACTATAATAGAAACTTATTCAATCCAATGAATAAACTTCAATCTCGTATATTATGGTTTTTTAAACATGATAAAGTGTTTTATCAAAACAATAATATAGGGGATGCAATTAGTAACTATATAAAAACTTGTAAAAGGTTATAGCATGGAATTTAATCTTAGCTCTATAGTGGAACTTATAAACGGTGTGGGATTTCCCATTGCCGTTTGTATGGCGTTATTTTGGTTTAACCGTGATACAATAGGCAAACAGCAACTATTACTAAATGAGTTAAAGGACATTATCCGTGATAACTCAGAAGTAATGAGGGATTTAATTGACGAGATTAAAAGAGGTAAATAATTATGAGTTTTAATTTTAAAGATAAAGCTAAAAACTTGGCTAACATGAATATTTACATGCTTGCTAAAACCGTTTCTATGTTTGAATGGGAAAACCTGCCTGAAACAATCCCATACAGAGAACTTGAAAAAATGTTACAGCGTAACGGATTCGCATTTGTTACTGAACATACTGACGGTAATTTATACGCTTTTTATGGGGGGCTTGGTGGAGTTCCTGATGTTTACGGCAACCCTACAGAAATAAACATTTCTAACCCTGCTCTAAATATCAGTAAAACTTTCAAATTAGACGAGGGAGTATTAATAATTAATGACGATTTTAAAATGGGACTTATCCCATTATTTGATCGTTATAACACTTTCCTAGTTGAAAACGATATTAATATGATGGTGTATGGTTATAACACACGTACACAAAAATTAATGTCTGCAAGCGATGATAAAACTAAAGCAAGTGCTGAAAGTGTTATTAAAAAATCCATTGACGGGGAAATAGCTGTTATTGGTGAATCAGCTATTTTCGAGGGTATTAAAGTACATACGGGTGTAAATAATTCAGGAGTGTCTATTACAAGCCTTACAGAATTTACGCAATATATCAAAGCAAGTTTATATAATGAAATTGGATTAAGTGCTAATTTCAATATGAAGCGTGAACGATTAACACAAGGTGAAACAGAACAGGGGGATGATGCACTATTTCCTTTCGTTTTTAATATGTTGAAGTGTCGCACCAAAGCAGTTGAACAACTTAATAAAATGTTTAATTTAAATATTGGCGTGGACTTTGGCAGTGTTTGGGCTAAAGGTTCTAAGGAGGTAATAGACGATGAAATTAACCACAGCGACAAAAACGTTAATCAAGAAATTGATAATAACAACGAACAAAATAGTGCCGAAAATAATGTAGGAGAGGAAAAAATCGAGTTAGAATCCATCATTAATAATCCCGAATCAACTCAAGAAGATATAGACACCGCTAAAGAATTATTAGCAGAATTGGAGCAATAATAAATGAATGAAATTACTTTAAGTCAATTCTTAGAAAATGAATCTGTTTTTAGTCGGATTCAAAGCCTAAGCCCCTACCCCTTTTTCGAGCAAATGAAACCTGATGATATGGATATTCATCTAAATATGTTTTATGGGGATAAAATTGTTTATCCTAAAATACTTAAATATAGTTTAGATCAATTAATTACTAATATTAATAGTTACCATTATAAACGGTGGGAAAATTATATTTTAGTTAATAGTGTAGATATTAGTAATGGGGCAGAACGTAGCGTTAATGAATCCACGACTAATAAAAACTTAGCAACGGGTTCTAATAATACAGATCACAAACTAAGTGCTTTTAATAGTGACGATTTAGTTACAGATAAAGCAGATCATACCGCTAACACCAATACCAGTGACGGGGAGGGAACACGGTTATTAACTGAAAAAAGTAAATCTATGCTAACCGCATATAATAACTTGCTGTTATCACAAAAGGTTAGTATAATCGAGCTTGTAATAAAAGACGTAGCGTCTTACTTAACCTTAGACATTTATTAATAAAGGTATATTAATATGAAAGTTACTCAGTTGCACGAACTTATTAATGCAGTTACTCAGGAAGTTTTGGGTGAAACAGGTGTTGTAGCGGAGGATTTATCTAACGTAGTAGATATTGGTAAACAGGTAATTGATTCTGATAACGTAGATAATTATGTTAAAAAACTTGTAAATCATATTGGTAAAGTTGTTTTTGTAAACCGTTTATATACTGGTGGTGTCCCGTCTGTTCTTATGGATTCATGGGAATACGGTTCTATTTTAGAAAAAATTTCTGCCGATATGCCAGAAGCTACAGAAAACGATTCATGGGCTTTAGAAGATAAAAAAGACTATAGTCCTGATGTGTTTTATAAGCCGTCTGTATCTGCTAAGTTTTTCAATAGTAAACTTACTTTTGAAATCCCTATGTCTTTTACAGAACTGCAAGTTAAGGAATCATTTAGTAGTAAAGAACAGTTAAACGGTTTTATTTCTATGCTAACTACTAGCATTGAAAATAGTATGACTGTGAAGTTAGATGCGTTAATCATGCGTACAATTAACAACATGACAGCCGAAACTTTAGTTGCTGAATTAAACACAGCAGACGAGGGGAAACCTGTTGTTATTGATTCTACTGCTACGGGTGTGAAAGCTGTAAATCTTTTGAAGTTGTTTAATGAAACTGTTGCATCTCCATTAACAGCAGATATTGCAATTACTAGTCCTGATTTCATCCGCTTTGCTACCTACCAAATTTCAATGTATTCTGATCGTATGTCTAAAATCAGCACATTGTTTAACGTGGAAAAAGCAGAACGATTCACACCTAAAGATTTGCAACATGTAGTTTTACTTTCAGATTTTGCTAAAGCGTCAGAAGTGTTTTTAAAAGCCAATACAGATCATTCTGAAATGGTTGCTCTACCAAAACACGAAACTGTACCATATTGGCAGGGTTCGGGAACGGGTTATAGTTTTGATGATGTTTCTACAATTAACGTAAAAACATCGTCTAAAGCAGACGTAAACGTAAAAGGTATTTTAGGCGTTATCTTTGACCGTGATGCTTTAGGTGTGTCGAATTTAGACCGACGAGTTACTACGAATTATAATCCCCGTGCTGAATTTTATACAAACTTCTATAAGTTCGATGCAGGTTATTATAATGACCTAAGCGAAAACTTTATTGTATTCTTTATTGCTTAAATAACTTAGGTTATAATAGAGGGGTTATCTTTGGGTAGTCCCTTTTTTATTGGATGGTTGATTTATGGAATTGATATTATATAGAACTAATGATAACCCTAATGTGGTCAATAAGGTTTTATTAGAGCCTGTTAGCATTGATATTGTTTTAAAAAACGATGTTAATATTATTAACCCCGAAATTATATTAAGCGGTGATTATAGGGGTTATAATTATGCTCATATACCCGATCTTAAAAGATACTATTTTATTGATAGTTTTGAACAGTTAAATCTAAGGTTCGGAAAATTGTATATGTCATGCGATCTTTTAGAAACTTATAAAAATTCTTTTATAAATGAGGTTGCAACTTTAATTAGAGAAGCTAAGGAGGGGGATAACCTGAATATAAATGCTGAAACAAATACTAATATTATTAACACATATCAATCTAATATTGAATTAGAGAGAGTTAATAGTATAACACTAACCACTGTGAGTAAATAATATGTCAGCTTATTGGAAATCTTACGAAAATTCAAACGAAATTGCGGAAACTGACCCCCCTAAATATACGGTTAAGATTATTGTTGATCGTAATGGGGTCGAATCTATCACCCCAATTAATTTTGGTCAATCAGTAAACGTTCATAGTAACGCTAATGATATTATTAAAGTTGTAGTGGATATTAAAGCAGGTTATAAAATAGATAAAATAACTATTGACGGAACAGGCATATACACTTATTCAACTTCACCTGTTGAAAATCTTAAAGAGGGTGTTGAGATATTAGCGTCAGGTATGAACGTGGTTCAAGTTGATTATTCTGAATCAGGTGAGCCTATAGAGCCTGACCCTATTTTAAGAGATTTTCTAATTTATAATGTTAAGAATTGGATAGGTGTTAAAGTATGGGAGGGTGATACTTCTATAACTGCTAAGGTTAGAACAGTTAGTTTATTAGGTAAAACTGTTGAAACTAACCTAATTCTAGGTGATGAATCTAAATCTAAAGTTAATATGGCTGGGTTATCTAGTGCTGAATTAATTATATCCCCTTTAGATGGTTTTAAAATAAGAAGTGCTTATGTTGACTATCTAAGAAAGGAAGTTCTACCAGTTGACGGAAAAATTAACTACTTTTTAACTAACGATGAAATTACTAAAGGGTGGGGAGGTTTAAGACAGTATAAATTAGACGTTGTTGATGACACACCCCCTATAAATCCTGATGAAAAACGGGTGCTTATTTACAATTCTATTATAGATGGTATTAAAAGTTGGGTTGGAGATAGTGATTTAAAAGTTAGTATTGAATTATGGGGTGAATATGATTTTGTAACTCAGACATACCCACATAAAAAAACTGATTTAGTTTTAGGTGAAAAAACGCTTGTATATTGGGATAATTGGGATAACATATCTTCATGTAACATCATTGCTCAGGCTCTAGATGGTACAATGATAACTAAATTTAAAGTTGATTTTAATGATAGTGAGCCTTTTACAGTTCCTAGAGAATCATTAAAATATGAATATCCTGAAGCCCAATTTAATGAGCTTAGAACATTAGGTAGTAGTTTTCTTTTTACAATATCTAAAGATACTCCGCCCCCTATAAAAGATGCAATTTCAAATCAATATCTTTTAAGTGATTCAGAGTTTACGACATTTAAATCTGAATATTTAGGAGTGTTAGCAGGTCAATCAGTAACTAAAGAGCCTGTTTTAATTAGCGATTTTTTACAATCTGTTAAATTATACCCATTTTCTATTCCTAATATTAATCAAGGGGATAGTGATACACAAATCGAAATACAAACTTTTAAATTAAAATCTAAAGGTACTGTTTTATTAAGTGATGTTATTAATCTTAATATGGGTATTATTGAAGTTCCTAGAATTTATAATAACTCACTTGATTTTATGGGTTCTACAGTTGATTTATACCTACCTTTTATGGCAGGGAATATTTCTATAAATCCACTATACATAATCGGCAATAGTGTTGAAATTGTTTGTAATATTGTAATTGAAACAGGTGATATGACTATAAACCTAGTTAATGTTAGTACGCAGGAAATTTATAACATTAGTAAGGGTAATGTAGGTTTAGATTATCCATTTTTTAAAACAAGTTCAGGAGGTAGTTTATTTAATCCTAGTCAAGCTATTAATGACATTAGGAAAGCCTATGTAATTGTGAACGTTCCTGACTATTCTGAAACAACCCCTATGGCAGAGGTTAAAGAAGTTATTAGCGGTAATAAGGGGTTTATTCAGGTTAGTAAAATTAGTTTAAATAGTGTCGCTTTTCGTGACGAGAAAGAAAATTTATTGAATTTATTGAATCAAGGGGTTTTTATAAAATGATTAACACTGCATTGAAATATTTAGGTTTAAATGTGCAAGGTAAAATTGCTTTGATGGATTACTATAACAGTAAAATCTATCCACTAATTGCGCCACAACGTAAATATAAGATTAAGCCCAATGATAACTGGTGTGCTATGTTTGTTAGCGTTATTGCTCATAAATGTGGTGTGAGTAATTTCCCTTATGAGGTTAGCGTGTATTTCATGACACAACTAGCAAAGAAAGCAGGGAACTTCACTAATGATATTAAAGAGGTTAAATCAGGAGATTTAATTGTTTATAGTTGGAAAAATAATGGCACGCTTGATCATGTAGGCATTGTTACAGAAATAACCCCTAATTTAATTAAAGTTGTTGAGGGCAATTATAATAGAACAGTTGGTATACGTTCTGTTAATTATCCTAATAAATATGTTTACGGTTTTATTAAGGTTAATCATAAGGGTACGATGGATATTGAACAATTAGCCCGTGACGCTATTAGAGGGGTTTATGGTGTTGGGGAAGAACGTAAAAAGGCGTTAGGCTCTAAATATGGCGCTGTTCAGAAACGTATTAATGAAATACTAAAATAGTAGGCGTAAAAAAGCCCCCGATTAGTTCGAGGGCTTTTTATTATAATATTACGTGTTTAAAGTTATTGTGAAAATCATTATATTTAAAACTGTTATTACCGAAACTATGTAAATGGATTGTGATTTTTAAAACATCATTTTCTAAATAATCATATTTAATGTTGCAATCTAAATCCTCAAAATAGTTTTGTAATGCACCGTCTAATAAATCATGTTCTTTATTTAGTAATTTAATTACGATCATTTTAATAACTCCAATAGTTTATGATGAAATTATAACACAACTATTAGACGAAAAAAAGCCCCATCATAATTGACGGGGCTTTTTTTATTTACTTATTATAGAACTTCTACAAAGTAAACCGATTGACCTTTAGCAGTTTTTTTCATATTGATTTTAATCAATGGTTGATCATTATCAAATACCGCTTTAACTTCATGTAATGCGTCTTTAGCACTTTGACTATCTGTAAACAACCCTTGAATTGTTCCATCTTCTAATTCGACAATTGCCTTACAACCTTGTTCAGCGTTCACAATGGCAATTAGTTTAAAAGGTGTGCCTTCTTCTTTGAAAGCAAAGATATGTTTAGCGTCTGCTAGTGCATTGAATTTTTCTTTAGCTGTTAATTGCTTAGTCATGATATTGATTCCTATATTGAGATTTAGATTTAGATTTAAGTTTAGGTTTAAATTAAGCTAGGGTTACAGTGCGTTTTTCTTGCTTTAATTCTGTTTCATATCCGAATTTAGCAAGCGTTTCTACTGCATTATTAGCTTGTGATTTAGTTGGGTAAACTGATTCTACTGAATTAGACACCACAACATAAACAGTAATTTTCTTTTCCATTTTGGAATACCTATTTAAGTTAATGTTAATGAATTTATAAGTTATCGTCTAACCTAT